GGATTAGATGGAAGTCTAGGTGAACGTGGTATTTTTGGATTAGATGGAAGTCTAGGTGAAAGTGATATTTTTGGATTAGATGGAAGTCTAGGTGAACGTGGTGTTTTTGGTGAATGTGGTGTTCTAGGTAAATTTGGTGGATTTAAAATTGAATCTGCTTGTGGTTGAGAATTAAATGGATTTAAATGACTATCATTAAATTTACATAAATTATTATCAATTCCTGAATAATTTCTAATAGTATGAAAAGAATCCATAGGACTGAAATATCTTATATTACTACCACATGTTATATTTAATTTTGAAAATATATTTAATAATATATTATTAGTTTCATCCTTATTAGGAAATAAATAATCAAATAAAATTAATGTTTGATTTAAATTACTTCCTATTATATATATTACTAATTGATATAATATAGGTCTTGCTCTCCATGATATACACATTACATCGAAGTAATTATTGTTTTCTTCTTTGATTTTATCCCACAATGAATTAATATTATCACAATCCGATATTATATTTTTACTTGTTCCAATTATAGTTATTTGATTAAAAGGAAAATCAAATGCAAAAGATCCTATAGTAAATAAAAATAAATTCAATAATGTAGCGTTTTTTAATAACATTTTTAAATATTAATTATATATTTTTTTCTTAAATAATAATATTTACGAAATTAATATAATATAAAAAAATTACATTTACATATAAAATTATAGATCTATTAAATTTCCAATATCCTGATTAATTCCTGAATTATTTAATGATTCTGTTACTATTTTAATTTCTGATGATGATGTAATTGTTAATTTTAATGGATTAGTAATATTTAATGATATGATATTATTTTTATTAGTTATGCTTTTATCATTTTTCATTACATACATATCCAATAATGATAGAAATCTAATTTCTAATAAATCCATTTGTTCTTCAATATAACTGTGTTTCTTTTCATATGAATCTGATTTGATTACAAATACAAATGATTCTATATTATTTGTTAGATGTTTAATAAATCCTGTATTTACTTTTCCATATACTCCGAGATTATTAAAATCTGATAGATCTTTATTAATTAAATTATAAATAGTAAATCTAAATGGAGTTTTATTGAAATATTTAACAATACCATAATATTTATTTTTTGAAATTTTATACGTATTTAAAATATATTCTTTTTTAAATAATTCATTTTCATTTTGAACTACAACTATATCATTATCTTCTTCAAATTTAAAGAATTTAAAGAATGGACTTGATATAAATTTATCATTTTCACAACATATTATATTTTTATAATTATCATGACATATACCGTGTTTAATTTTGCCATCATTATCTATGAATATTATATGATCATCTTTATTTATTTTTTTCCAATCTTGTAATAAATTTATTTCAATTTCAAATATATGAGACATAATATAAATAATAGATGTAGTGTATTTAATACTTTATACTCTTAAATTACTATGAATTTTTTTAAAATAAATTAATTAAATTAAATTTTGTTATTTTTATTTAAAAATATAAGTAATAAATAGAAGTAAAATATATTAATTATATGGATAATTCTTTTAAATCATTTAATTAAAATTTGAAAACAAATATAAAAAAATTTTATATAATTAATATAATGAATTATAAAAAAGGGGATCTATGTTCATTTTTATTACAGTATAGTGTAAAAAAAGGTAGTGACTTTACACATACTAGTATTATTAAACCAACTGGTTCATTTTATATTCCCTATGAAAAAATAGAACATTTTTATAATTTATATAAGATGGGTAATAGTTATAATGATGATATGTATGTTACAGAAAAACATAGAGAAATTGCCCCCATTTTAATTGATCTTGATTTTAGATTTTCTAAAAATGATAAACTAGAACGTATATATACAGATCAGGATATTAATGATATTATTAATCTTTATACAAAATATATTAAAGAATATTTAGTTATTGATGACAGTTTTGATGTTTATGTGATGGAAAAACCATCACCAGTTATTGATAAAAATCTTATTAAAGATGGTTTACATATCGTGATTCCTAGTATTATTACAAAACCTGCTATTCAATATATTATAAGAAACCATGTATTACAAGATTGTAAAAATATATTTGATAGATTACAAGCCATTAATCGTCATGAAGATATTGTAGACGAAGCAGTAATTGAAAAAAATAATTGGCAAATGTATGGTAGTAAGAAACCTAATTGTGAAAAATATAAAGTTACAAAAATTATTCGTGTTAATTCAGATAATTCATTAGATAATTTACCTTTATTAGATAATGATTCTGAATATATTGAATTACTTTCAATTAGAAATAAATTTGATCTTACTCCTATAAAAATTGAAAAAGAAAATATTATTAATCAATTTATTCAAGAAGCAAAAAAACATAAACCTAAAATGGATACAAATATTTTTCAAACTATTCAAAACTGTAAAAAAAATACTTATGATAATCTTGAATATGTTCAAAAAATTACAGATATTTTAAGTGTTTCAAGAGCTGATAATTATAATGATTGGATTCGAACTGGTTGGTGTTTAAGAAATATAGATTATAGATTATTAAATACTTGGATTACATTTAGTGCTAAATCTAATAAATTTGTTGAAGGTGAATGTGAAAAATATTGGAATTTTATGAAAGATGATGGATTAGGTATTGGTACTTTGTGTATGTGGGCTAAAAAAGATAATCCTGAATTATTTAAAGAAATTAATAGTAGAGATTTATCTAATCTTATATATAAAACTAGAGGTTCAGGAACACAACATGATGTTGCTAATGTTATCTTTAATATGTATAAACATGATTATGTTTGTGCATCTATTAAAAATAATATTTGGTATGAGTTTAAGAATCATAGATGGACTTTATCTGATTCTGGAATTTCTTTAAGAGCTAAAACATCTACTGAAGTATATAAAGAATATATGAATCAAGTTAGTTATTGGAGTCAAAGAGCTGCAGCTGAAAATGATGATGAAAATCAAAAAAGATTTAATGAAGATGTTAAAAAATTAAATGGTATTGCTATAAAATTAAAACAAACTGCTTTTAAAGATTCACTTATGAAAGAATGTAAAGAACTTTTCTATCTTGAAAAATTCGAAGAAAAATTAGATAGTAGATGTAGTTTAATTGGATTTAATAATGGTGTTTATGATCTTGATAATTATGAATTTAGAGAAGGTAGACCTGAAGATTATATATCATTTTCAACTAATATTAACTATATTGAATATGATGAAGATTCTATTGTAATTAAACAAATTCATGAATTTTTATCAAAAATTTGGACTCAATCTCATATTAAAGAATATATTTTATTACAATTATCTAGTTTCCTCAATGGTGCTATTAGAGAAGAACGTTTTAATATATGGACTGGAACAGGGAGTAATGGAAAATCTGTGACTGTAAGTTTATTTGAACAAGCATTTGGTGATTATTGTTGTAAACTTCCAATCGCATTATTAACTCAAAAAAGAGCTGCATCTAATGCAGCTACTTCAGAATTAGCTAGAACTAAAGGGAAACGTTTTGCAGTTCTACAAGAGCCAGGGGAAGATGAAAAATTAAATATCGGATTACTTAAGGAACTGTCTGGTGGTGATCGTATTCAAGCTAGACAAATTTATAAAGAACCTATTGAATTTAAACCACAATTTAAAATGATATTATGTTGTAATACATTGCCAACAGTACCAGGTGGTGGAGATGGGGGTGTATGGAGGCGTATAAGATTGTTGGAATTTAAATCAAAATTTGTTGAAAATCCTACAAAAGAAAATGAATTTGAAATGGATAAAGATTTAGATAATAAATTTATTGTATGGAAAGAATACTTTATGTCAATTCTTATTGAATATTATAAAAAATATAAAACTATTGGACTTGTTGAACCTGAAGAAGTTCTAGAATGTACTAAAGATTATCAAAAAACTAATGATACTTTTCTTGAATTTATTGAACAAGAACTTGAAAAAGATGATAGTGAATATATTAGTTATTCAAATATGTGGAGTGCTTATAAAATTTGGTGTAAAAATAATAATGTTCAAGTTGTCAATATGAAAAAAAGTATATTTATAGAAACTATTAGTAAAAATATTGGAAAACCTATTAATGTTAATAAAGTTGAAATGTGGAAAGGTCTTAAATTTAAAACAGAAAATAGAATAATTGATGATTTAGATTGTTAAATATATTTTACCAAGTCCATTCTTTAATATCTTCTAATTTTTTTATTTTATAATCATCAAGTTTATTTTTTTTATAAAGATATTTTTGATCATTACACCAAATTCCCAATTTTATATTATTATATATTGTTGAATATTTTGCTAATTCATTTTTTTCATTAATATATTTAATTAATAAATTATAATTAATATTCCATAAAGTATAAATATTATAATTCCAATACCATCCATTAATTTTTTCTAATTTATTTATTTTATCATTTTCTAATTTATTATTGCGATATTTTTGTCTTTGTTTATCAATCCACATTGCTAAATTAATATCTTCAAAAATATATGTTCTACTTGGTAATTTATTATTTTTTTTAACAAAATTATCTAATAATTCATAAATATATTCCCATTGTAATTCTTCCCAATACCATTCTTTAATATTATTAAGTTTATTTATTTCATTTTCACTTAATTTATTTAATTTGTATTTATAACGTTGTCTACCACACCATTTTCCTAATAAAATATTATTATATTCTTCATTTACTTTTGGAATTCTATTATTTTCTTTAATAAATTTATTTAATAAACTATAGTGTTCATCCCATGATAAATTATTACTCCACCACCATCCAGTAATATCTTTTAATTTTTGTATTTTTTTATTATCTAATCTATTTTTTTTATAATTTTGTCTTTGTTGATCACACCATCTACCAATAAAATTATTCTTATATTCTGTTAATACTATAGGTATTTTATTATTTTCATTTACATATTCTTTTAATAATTCATATTTTATTTCCCATCTTTCATCTAAATTTAGACATTGAATATTAATATATTTTTGTAATTCTATTGTTTTTTCATTTACAATTTTTTGTTTATCTTTATTATTTCCATCATCATATTTTTGATTTATTAATTTAATTTTTTTATGAAAATCAAAATCTGAATCTTTTAATAAACTTAAAGCTCCAATAGCTTTAGACCAATCTTCACACCATATAAATAAATTATTTTTCTTCATTGGATTTTCTGAATCTAACCTTCCACCTCTTTGTAATCTTTGAACAGTTCTAATATCACTTGTATGATCACCAACATGTGTTATAAATTCTGAATCACATTTAGGAATATCAATTGCTTCATCTAATATTCTAACACTTGCTATAATATAAAATTCATAATCTTTATTATTTTGAAATTCATTCAATATTCTCGTCCTTTCTTTATTATTAACTTTATTATCGATTTTTTCACACCATACTTTATCAATTCCATGATATTTTTCCATAGCTTCTTTATACATATTCATAAAAGGCTCACATTCTGCACAATTACTTAAATATACTATACATCTTCTTGAACCTGTTTTTAACATTCCTGTAATTAAAAATTCAACTTTGGCATCTCCTGGAAAATTTTTAGAAACTTCTACAATACCATTATCAATATATGGTAAAAATACTTCATAATCACAAATATAATTATTTTTAATAGCTTCAGAAATACCATAATTATAAACATTTTCTATATTATCAAATATTTCATAAAGTTCTTCTGAAATTGTAGCCGACATTAATAAACAATTTTTAAATTTATTAATAAATACTTCCATATTTAAAGCATTGTGAACTTCATCTACAATTAAATATTCTTCACCTGTAATTATTTGATTTAATAAATCTTCTGCACTTTTAAATGTACTATATATTACCAAATATTCATTATCTTTAATCATTTTATTAATTTCATCAATATTTGTTGTTCCTTCAGTATCAACTAATAAATGTTTATATTTACTATCTAAAAAGGTGAAATTCTTGTCATTAACTGTTCAACAGAAACACGTAAAGGAGCAATACATATAATATGTTTATAATCAGATTGTTTTAATACATGACCAGCAATTAAAGTCTTTCCTAAACCACAAGCAATTTCAACAGATTTTCTACCAGGACCTAAAATAGTTTGAATAGCTTCTTTTTGATAAGGTCTTAATTCATATTTTGTCTCTGATTCTTTTATTATTTTTTAATAATTTTCTTTTTAAAATCTAATTCATGATGAATTAATTTATTTTGATCAGTTTCTAAACTTTCTTCTAAATTTATACATAATTGTGATGTTGTATATAAATATCCTTGTTTAATTCTAAATATTAATACATCAAAAAATGTACCTAAGTCATTTGATGATACTTTACAATTATAATGTTTAGACTGACATGCATAATATAAATCTTTGATTTCATCATATGCTAGAAAATCCATTCCATAGTCAGCATACTTTATAGAATTACCATTACTTTCTCTTGATCTTGCTAATCTATTTAATCGAGTTCTATTAAAATTATGAATATATCCAGATTTATATAATTCATCCTCTGGAATAACAGATTGATGCCAAACTTTATGACCATATTTATTAATATGATAATTAATTGAATAATATTCAAATTCTAACCAATTTTTATTACGATTTTGAATCATTTTAAATTTTTATAAAAAACTAGTAAAATTATTTATATTCAAATTTTATTTTAATAAATTTTATACAATATGAACATTTCTGCATTAATTTGTAATAAATTTATTATAAAAATAAAAAAATAAATTTTATACAATATGCATTATTTTAAATTTAATTTCACCATTTTCATAAATTTTACTTCTATTTAATACAAAATACATTGATTTTTGATTATATTTTGATATACAATGATTTATTATATATAAATATTCATTATAACTATTTAATAAATTATTATGTTCACATTTTGATGATAATAATCCTAAACAAATATTATAATCCATACAATTTGCATCAACAATAATTTTATTTTTATTATATAATTTTTCTAATTTATTTTTTAAAATTATAGGAATTTGTAGTTTACTATAAATTCCCATTTTAATTCTTGAATCTATATCCATTTTACTAATTATTTTAAGTTGAATATCTCTTGGTAATTCTTCCATAACTATTAAATTAGTTTTTATTAAATCAATATAATTTAAAAATGATTCAATTTATTAATAATAATATACTTGATTTTTTAAATAATATTAATATTTTATATGATAATATTTCAATATTATTATAATAATATATTAGTAATTTTATATAACATGAATTTAAATAATATGTTTTCTCAAACTGGCAATATTATTTCTAATAATATTTATAAACCTATTAATGGTTATTTTTTCTAAATTATATCAATTTTTAAATTTTTTTAATAATTTTTCATCTTTCTTTAATTTCAATTCTACTATTATTACAGATCCATTAATTATTAATAATGTTTTAATAAAATGTTTTTATTTATCAAAAATATCATATTTACCATATGATAATTTAATATATAATAATATCGATGAATTTAAAAATAATCTTATTAATTATTACGATGCAATTAAAATAAGTAATCAATATACTTATGCATATATGTGGTATGTTAATAATATAATATATATATCTTTTAGAGGTACAAACAATGTTGGTGATATTATTGCTGATTCTAAAATTATTTTTAAACATTTTAATGATATTTATAAAACTAAAGTTGAATCTGAAATCTCTAAATCTGATGCTTGTAAAGTTGAAACTGAAGCTACGTCTAAAGTCCATACAGGATTTCTAGAACAATTTATTGCTGTTGAAAAATTAATATCTAATGATATTGACAAAATATTAAAATTAAATAATAATAATATAGATACAATTATATTTACTGGTCATAGTTTAGGAGGTGCAGTATCTACTATAGCTAGTTTATTTTATAATATAAAATATGAAAATAAAATAAAAATAAAAAATATAACTTTTGGATCACCAAAAGTTGGTAATGAAATTTTCACAAATCTTTATAATTCTTCAAATATTATTGAATCTTAAAGATTTTATAATAAAAATGATATTGTTCCTGAATTGCCTATTGGTAATATATATTGTCATATTAATACAGGAATTTGTTTAGATTCTAATAGTAAAACTGAAATAATTGACATTGATTTAGAAGAACATGGATTACATAAATATGAAGATAATATAATTAAATATATTAAAAATATTTAAACTATTTATTTTTTAATTTTTAATTTTTCTAATAATGGTGTTAATTTTTCATATTTGCCTCCATATTTAACATATCTAGTTCTTCCTTGTAAATATACTTTACGTGTTTGATTTCCACATTTTACTTTTTTTTCTGTTTTTTTGTATATTGCTCCTCCATATATTGAATCTACATTTTCATTTAAAGGTTTATATTTTAATTTTGGTGGTAATTCATATCCATAACTATAATATTTATTATTTACATCACATGATACAGTAATTATCTCATT